CGTAGAAAAGTTTGAAGCAAACGAAGTTATTACAGGCGAAGACTCTGGCGTAACTGCTACAATCAGTTCTATCGTAAAAGGAAATATCGAAAACGGATATATTGCAATCGCAGATAATATTCTTGGTGTTACAAGAATGTTTAAGTTCGGTGGTGTTGGCTCAACATCAAACTCAGATGGCTTATTCGATATTGATTATCAATTCGCACAAAACGATCTTTACAATCTATTGGCTGCTGATGTAACATATTATTCAATGGTCAAAACACATATGAATGTGCTTGAAAGTCTTTTCGTAAACGACCGAGCAATTAGATTTAACAGAAAAACAAACAAACTTTATATTGACACCGATATGGATAGAACTTTCAATATCGGAGATTATGTCGTTGCAGAGGGATATGCTCTCGTAGCAGGCACAGATTACGCTGAAGTCTACGATGACATGTGGCTCAAAAAATATACTACTGCTCTTATCAAGAGACAGTGGGGAGAAAATATGAAGAAGTTTGGTGGTATTCAACTTCCTGGAGGTGTGACATTAAATGGTGATCAGATTTACGGCGAAGCGGTTCAAGAAATTGCACAAATAGAAGAAGAGATGCAAAACAGATACGAACTGCCACCTACATTTATGACAGGCTAAATTAATGGCTACAAATTTTTATTTTCAATCAGGCAATACGCAAGGAACTACGTCCGAACAAAGGCTCGTGGAGGATCTTGTTGTCGAGTCTCTGAAAATATACGGTCACGATGTTTTCTACATGCCTCGTACCTTTGTCAATAAAGATACGATGTTTGATGAAGATGAGTTGTCAAAATTTGAACAAGCATATCCTATCGAGATGTATCTCGAAAATGTTGAAGGGTATGAAGGCGATGGTGAGTTGTTTCAAAGGTTTGGTCTTGAAATTAGAGACCAAGCAACCTTTGTTATGGCTCGAAGAAGGTGGGATGATACAGTAGAAAATACTGACGGTGGTTCGTTTACAGGCGGTGGTAAAAGACCGATGGAAGGAGATCTTTTATTCTTCCCAAAAACTAAATCGCTATTTGAAATAAAATTTGTAGATTTCCAAGATCCGTTTTATCAATTAGGTAAAATCAACGTATTTAAAATGCGTTGTGAATTGTTTGAATACTCTTCAGAAATTATTGACACTGGCAATGCAGCGATTGATATACTCGAAGATGATAACACGATTGATCAGAGATTGTTCCAGTTGGTACTTGAAGATGCAACTGGTAATATTATCCTTGAAGATGGTGGCTCTCTTATTAAAGAAGATTATGCAATCAAACCATCAGTACAAGGCGATGACTTTGAAGAGATAGAAAGAGCAAGTAATAGTCTAGACTTTACTGAATCCAATCCGTTTGGAGATTTTGAATAATGTTTAAGGGAAAGACCTTTTATCATAGTCACATAAGAAAAGCAGTTGCTGCATTCGGCACAATATTCAATAACATAAACATCGAGCGTAAAGACTCGAGTGGAAACATAGTACAAACTTTAAGAGTACCACTTGCCTATTCAACAAAACAAAAATTTATTTCTAGGATTGAACAAGTCCCGACTATTGAGAGTCGTGGTGAAGTTGCGATCGTCTTACCGCGTATGGGTTTCGAGATTATCTCACTTACATACGATGCAGCAAGACGAACATCACCTATCCACCATCACAAAAAGGCAACAGACTCGGCGACTTCCGTAAAGAAAGTATTTACATCAACACCATACGACCTATCATTACAATTATATTGTTTTGCAAAGAACCAAGAAGATGGTTTGCAAATCATTGAACAAATTTTACCTTTTTTCAATCCAGATTTTAGTATCACTGTTAACGACCTTCCAGAGTTAGGAATCAAACGTGATATCAAAATAACACTCGACTCTGTCGGTTATGAAGACCAATCACAAGGTACGTTTGCAGACAGAGCAAGTATTGTATGGACTCTTACATTTAATATGAAACTCAATTTTTATGGTCACGTTGCTGATCAGGATCTGATCAGAAAAGCAGTTGTAGAAACATATGCGAATCCAGACGGAACTGCAGGTGGCACAAGAACTCGCCAAACATATGAAGTTGTGGCATCAACTGCTACTGCTAACGCTACGATCGAAAATGGGGCAGTATCATCTATTGTTGTTGCATATAAAGGTGGTGGCTATACTGAGAATGGTCCAAATATAACCATATCTGGTGGCGGTGGCTCTGGGGCAAGAGCCTCAGTAACAATGGAAGTAGACCCTATAAATACTGGTAAGTTTAGAGTTAAGTCTGTTACGATAAACGATGGTGGCACAGGTTATACAAGTGTGCCAACAGTAACATTTGAAGCACCAGACGACGGAAATCAAGGTGTTGATGACACCTACAGATTTCTAGAAGAGTTTGATACAGTTTATGAGTAAGAATAAGATATTTGATGCATTAGACAAAACTTTTGAAACCGAAACCAAAAAAACTGAAACAAAAGTTCCAGCAGTAAAAGAAAACGGTACGGTTGAACAAGATTTTGATGAAGCAAGAGCAGCACTGAAAAGAGCGATGGCATATAGCGAATCGACTCTTCAAGGTATAGTAAATGTTGCAGAGAATAGCGACAACCCTCGTGCATACGAGGTAGCAGGACAGCTTATCAAAATGTTTGGTGATCAAGCCAAAGATATACTCGAATTGCAGAAACAGAAAAAAACTATTGACGGTGTTGATGAAAAGACACAGCAAAAAATAGGTCATCAAACTAATGTTTTATTTAATGGAAGCACAACAGATCTTATGAAGGAACTGAAAAGCATAGTGGATAATGATGAGAAAATCATTGAAGGCAAAGTAGAAGATGGCAATACCGACTGAAGACACCTCGTATCACGGCAATCCTAATCTAAAGTCAATAGGTCACCAGCATAATTTTACGAAAGAACAAATTAAAGAACTGGTAAAGTGCCAAGAAGATCCGATATATTTCATTGAAACATACTGTCAGATTGTAACTCTAGATAAAGGTTTACAACCATTCATACTATATGAATGTCAAAAGAAAAAAGTCGATTTCATTATGAACAATCGACAAACAATTCTAATGGAAGGTAGACAGCAAGGTAAGACTGTCGTTGCAGCTGCATGTATCCTTCATTATACATTATTCAACGAAAATAAAACCGTTGCGATCCTCGCAAACAAAACTACGGCTGCAAGAGAGGTTTTAAGTCGTTACCAAATTATGTACGAAGGTTTACCGATTTGGATGCAACAAGGTGTGAAGACTTGGAACAAAGGTAATGTAGATCTAGAAAACGGATCTGTAATCTTTACAGCTGCAACAACCTCGTCTGGTATTCGTGGTAAATCAGTAAACTGGTTATATATTGATGAGGCTGCAATCATCCCTAATAATATTGCAGATGAATTTTTCACAGCTGTATATCCTACGATTTCAGCTGGTGAAACTACTAAGATCCTTCTTACCTCCACACCACTCGGTTATAATCATTTCTGGAAGTTTTGGAATGAATCCGAAGAGGGTAAAAATGGTTTCAAGCGTATGTTTATACCATACAGCGAGATTCCAGGAAGGGATGAGGTATGGGCAGAGGAACAACTTAAACTTCTGGGTGAACTTAAATTCAATCAGGAAGTTTTATGTGAGTTTCTCGGTTCAACAAATACACTGATCAATGGCAAGACTTTGTCTGTTATGTCGGCAGTACAGCCAGAATATAGCAAAGACGGTCTTGATTTATATGAAGAACCAAAACCAGACCACTTTTATGTAATGACGGTAGATGTGGCTCGTGGTATTGGTGGTGATTATTCGGCATTTTCACTCATAGATGTAACAGAAATGCCGTATAAATTGGTCGGGAAGTATAAACATAACAAAATTTCTCCGATGTTATATCCGAGTATCATAGCGAAAGTAGCAAAAGACTTTAATAATGCGTTTGTTTTAGTCGAAGCAAACGATATTGGACAACAAGTTTTGGATATTTTACATCAAGAAGAGGAATATGAGAATGTCTTTACAACTCTCACAGAGAATGGTAAGCAATATTTGACTCCTGGATTTGGTAGATCTGCTAAATTAGGAGTTACAACATCGAAAGCAGTCAAACGACAAGGGTGTTTTGCTATAAAATCTCTGATTGAAGACACAAAATTACTCATCCACGACGCAGATATTATCGGTGAATTGTCTGTTTTTACTGAAAGAGGACAGACATTTCAGGCAGATGAAGGATATCACGACGACTTAGCAATGACTTTGGTCTTGTTTGGATGGGTTACAACTAATTCTTTTTTCGCAGATTTGACAAATGTAAATGTTAGAGAAGGTTTATTCAACGCCGAAATGCGTATGATTGAGAACGATTTAACTCCATTTGGACAAATAGTTGATGGAACAGAAGAAGAAGTCGAGGTTATGGGCGGTGATGTGTGGTATACCAATGATCGAGAGAAAACGTCATTATTATAAATAATTTCAGTAATAACGCAATTGAGCAATTATAATAACGATTTATCCAATTAATATCGAGGAGATAACAAAATGGCATTTCAATTAAGTCCAGGAGTTCTCGTAAGAGAACAAGACGCAACAGCTGTCGTTCCTGCAGTTGGAACTACAGTTGGTGGATTCGTGGGCGATTTCGCTTGGGGTCCAGCACGTGAATTAGTTTCGATTTCAGGAGAAAACGAACTTGTTTCGCGTTTTGGTAAACCTGCCTCTGCTACTAATGTTGACTTTTTAACAGCGTCTTCATTCTTAGCATATGGTTCAAACCTGTTGGTTTCCCGAGAAGTGGGCGATGGCGCAAGAAACGCAGTAGCTACACCTTCTAAAAAAGTAGCTTCCATCGCAGTGTCTGCTGGTGGATCTGGTTACACATCTACTCCCACTGTTACTGTCGCTGATCCGACTGGTGTCACTGTTGCAAATGGTGGTGTCAAAGCATTAGCTACGGCAACGGTATCAGGTGGTGCTGTAACTGCAATAACAATAACAAATCCAGGATTTGGTTACTCTAGTGCACCGACAGTAACGATCTCTGGTGGTAGTGGTTCTGGTGGAACTGCAACTGCAACACTAGATACTACTGACTCTGGTAAATTGATCAGAAACGATGATGAGTATGACTCTAATTTTTACAGTGGAACTAACGGTGTTGGTCCATTCGCTGCAAAATGTGCAGGTTCAAGAGGTAACACTCTAAAGGTAGCAGTTGCTGACCTTGGGAACTTTACTGCAACATCTGTCGCGTCAATTAGTGTCACAGCTGGTGGGTCAGGATATACTTCTGCTCCAACAGTAACAATATCAGCATCACCATCCACTGGTGGTACTGCTTCTGCTACCGCTACGATTGATAGTGGTGCAGTAAACGCAATAACTGTGGTGTACACAGGGTTTGGATATACTTCTGCTCCAACAGTAACAATTTCTGGGGGTGGCGGTTCTGGTGCAACAGCAACGGCTGTCCTTTCTACTGCTTGGACATACGCTTCAAACTTTGATAACACTCCAGGAACTACTGACTGGGCAGCAAATAATAACGTAAACTTTGACGAATTACACGTAATCGTCATCGATGAAGATGGAGCATTTACTGGTGCAGCTGGTACAGTTCTTGAAAAATTTGCTGGTCTTTCTAAGATTCCAACAGCAAGAAATGATTCCAACGAATCAAATTACTATAAAGATGTAATCAATAACAAATCAGAATTTATTAGATGGACTGATCACGTTTCAACAACTTCTACAATTGCTGGACAAGCATGGGGAACTGACCTCGCTACTATCCAAGCAGCAGCTGTGAAACAACCAAGATTACTTCTTTCTGGATATGACACAGATGCATTCTCACTTTCTGGTGGTGTTGATGAATCACCAACAGATGGTAACTTGCAAACATCTTACTTACTCTTCTCAAATGACGAAGAGACTGACGTCAGCTTAATTTTTGCTGGTGGTCATAGTGCAACGGTTGGTGATTATATTATCGACAATGTTGCTGAAATTAGAAAAGATTGTCTAGTATTCGTATCGCCACAGAAAGCAAGTGTTGTCAATAACTCTGGTTCAGAAGTAACTGACATCAAAGCAGAACTGGCAAATTATACAAGATCTTCCTACGCGGTCATGGATAGTGGCTGGAAGTATATGTATGACAAGTACAACGATATCTATGTATGGGTTCCAGTAAATGGTGATACAGCTGGTTGCTGTGTTACTGCTGACCTAGAAGCAGATCCTTGGTTCTCACCTGCTGGTGTAAATCGTGGTTCTATCAAAAATGCTGTTAAGTTGGCGTTTAATCCTAAGAAATCAGATCGTGATACGCTCTATTCTGCTGGTGTAAACCCAATCGTTCAGTCAGCTGCACAAGGAATTATCTTGTTCGGTGATAAAACGCTTCTGGCTAGATCCTCTGCATTTAACAGAATCAATGTTCGTAGGTTGTTCATAGTAATCGAAAAAGCGGTTGCTGCAGCTGCTAAATTCCAGCTGTTTGAATTCAACGATGCCTTTACAAGAGCACAGTTTAGAAGTTTGGTTGAGCCATTCATGAGAGACGTGCAAGGCAGAAGGGGTGTTTATGACTTTAGAGTGGTTTGTGACGAAACAAACAACACTGGTCAGGTTATAGACGCGAATGAATTTAGAGCAGATATCTTTATCAAACCTGCGAAATCTATTAACTTCATCACTCTTACATTCGTAGCTACCAGAACTGGTATCTCGTTTGAAGAGTTAGGTGCTTAATCAAGACTTATAGGAGAAAATAACAAATGAATATTGAAGAATTTAAGGCTCGATTAGGTGCTGGTGGTGCTCGTCCTAACCAGTTTAGGGTGAGTCTCGCCTTCCCTAGCTATGTGCCAAATGTTGACACTAGCTACAGCCTATTGGTAACTGGGGCAGCATTGCCTGCTTCTAACGTAAACCCTGCCATTATCCAGTATAGAGGTCGTGAAGTGAAACTAGCTGGTGAAAGAATATTTGATCCATTCACAATTACAATCGTGAATGACTCAGAATTTTCACTGCGTACACCTTTCGAACAATGGATGAATGGCTTAAACGATCGTGAAAGTAACACTGGTGTTCTTACTCCTAGTGAGTATCAAGCAGATATCACGGTTGAACATTTGGATCGTAATGATGAGGTATTGGAAGGTGGCGTCTACACTTTGCGTAACGCTTTCCCGATTAATATGTCAGAGATTACTTTACAATATGCACAGAATGATATCTTTGAAGAATTTACGGTGACTTTCCAATATACACATTATGATGTAGCATAAATAGTTATACATAATCGTATAGAGGAATTATAATGGAATTATTTGGATTTGAAATAACGAGGAAGAGGGAGCCGAAGACAGCGCAGTCTTTCGTTGCTCCTGACTCCGACGGTGCTTTGGAAGCCATCCGTGGTGGTGGTTATTATGGCACTTATTTTGATGTTGAGGGAGTTGCTAACACTGAAGAGCAACTGATCAAGAGATATCGAGATATTTCAATGTATGCCGATATTGATACGGCTATTGAAGATATCGTAAACGATTCTATCTCTAACCTTGATGATGAGAAGCCTGTAACTATTAATACAGATGATATTAAAGTTTCAGCAACGATTAAAAAAGCGATTGCTGAAGAATATGAAAATGTATTAAGTTTAATGGACTTCAATAACCGAGCGCAAGATTATTATAGGCGTTGGTATATTGACGGCAGAATTTATTTTCATAAGATTGTCGATAAAACCAATCCTAAAAAAGGTCTATATGACGTCAGATATATCGACCCACGTAAGATTAAAAAGATACGTGATGTCAAAAAGGAGAAAGATCCGAAGACTGGCGTAAGTATGATCAAAGAAGTAAATGAATATTTCGTTTACGATGATAAGGGGATCGCTTCAAAACCTGGACAGTATAAGTCCAATAATGTAAGTGACAAATCTCTCAAGATATCGAAGGATGCGATAACTTATATTCCTTCTGGTTTACTTGATCAAGATAAAAATATCCCTCTATCATATTTGCATAAAGCCATCAGACCAGCTAATCAGCTGAGAATGATGGAAAATGCAGTGGTGGTTTATAGAATTACTCGTGCGCCAGAACGTAGAGTATTTTATGTAGATACTGGTAATCTGCCTACAATGAAAGCAGAACAGTATCTCAAAGATATTATGAATCGCTATCGTAACAAATTAGTTTACGATGGTGAATCTGGAGAGATCCGCGACGACAAAAAGTTTATGTCGATGCTTGAAGATTTCTGGATGCCAAGACGCGAAGGCGGTCGAGGTACTGAGATTCAAACTCTTCCTGGAGGGCAAAATCTTGGAGAGACAGGCGATGTGGATTACTTTCAGCGTAAGTTATATCAAGCGTTGAATGTTCCTATCTCTAGACTTGAAGGTGCACAAACTGGTCTTAATTTTGGACGTAGTGCTGAAATTAGTAGAGACGAGTTGAAGTTTACTAAGTTTATTGCCAAACTTCGTAGACGTTTTTCAGCGATGTTTGATGACTTGCTGAAAACACAACTTATTCTGAAGGGTGTAATCTCTGAAGATGACTGGTCAGAAATAAGAGATGGTATCAGATATGTTTATGCATCAGATGCCTACTATACTGAATCGAAAGAACAAGAGATTCTTAGAAGCAGAGTAGAAGTTTTGAACGGTCTTTCTAATTATGTCGGAGAATATTTCTCTAAAGAATATGTGCAAAAGGAAATTTTAAAGATGAGAGAAGATGAAATCAATCTCATCAATAAACAAATAGAGGGTGAGGCTGCTGAAGGCGAATTACCTGTAGAACAAGAAGGTGAAAATAATGAGTGAAGAAAACGTAAAAGCAGAAGACCAAGCGGTTGAAAAAGCTAATGTCGTTAGACAAATGATGGATCAGTGGAAAGATGGTAAACTGACGGATGCACAAGATACATTCAACAGTATTATGAATGATCGTGCTGATGCAATGATAGCTGATAGAAAAGCAGAAGTTGCTGGAGCAATGTTTAATAACGCTGGTCCAGTCGTAGATGTACCAGAACCAACTTCTGGTGAAGTGGATGTTAATCCAGAGCCAGAAGTACAAGAGGAAGAAGAGCCAAATGAAGACGCTTAAAACACTTATTTCTGAAGAAGAAAATAAACAATCATCAGAGGTTGTTAATAAACCAAAAGCAGAAGAGCCAACTGCTGATCACGGTAACGCTGAACGCGGTATCGCTGGTGATGTAACTCCCCCAACACAAGGGAGTTCGAACACAGATGAATTTAAAATGGCTCTAAATGGACAAGTTATGCATCACAAACTCGGTGAAGGCACAGTCTTAGCAACTTATGGCGAAGGCGTTGACGAAGTAGCTGAAGTGATGTTCAAAGAATCAGTAAACAAGGTTCCTGTATGGGAACTTGAACCAGTAGGAGAATAAATTAAATGGCAGTCACAGTAGACACTTTAAAACTAACGCAAACACATGGCGTAATCGCTGTCCGTGGGACTGCTGCCACTGGAACGATAGCGTTAGCAACAACGCTTAAAAAATCGACCGAAACACAATCTTCACCGAAAGCTAATATTAAAGCCATCCATTGGGCATTATCTTCTGGTGCAAGAGCGTATGTTCAACGGAATTCTAAAATCTTATATGAACTACAAGTTACAGGTAAGTTAGACTTTTATGGGTTCTCCGATGACGATGAGAACGGATCCGATGTAGAGATCGTAATCGCGTCTGGTAACGGAGGAACAGTAATAGTAGAACTTGCCAAAGTATCTGGTTATGGTTCACAACAACACCAGAACCAAGGAGATTTAGGTTAATGAAACTAATAAAAGAAATAACTGAGGATGTTCAATACATCCAAGAAGAGAAGGATGGAAAGAAAAACCTTTATATTGAAGGTGTGTTCTTACAATCTAATCTAAAAAACCGCAATGGTCGTGTATATCCGAAAGAGGTTATGCAAAAAGAAGTTGCGCGTTACACAGAGCAACAAATAAACAAGAACAGAGCGTTAGGCGAACTGGGTCATCCAGATGGTCCAACGGTCAATCTGGATCGTGTATCTCATATGATTGTTTCCCTCAAAGAGGATGGAGACAATTGGATTGGTAAGGCGAAAGTCCTTGACACTCCAATGGGTAAAGTTGCTGCAAGTTTAATCGAAGCAGGTGCACAATTGGGTGTATCATCCCGTGGATTGGGATCTATAAAAGAGCGTTCAGGCATCAGTGAAGTCCAAGATGACTTCATGCTTGCAACTGCTGCTGATATTGTATCCGATCCATCTGCTCCAGACGCCTTTGTTCAAGGTATTATGGAGAGCCGTGAATGGGTTATGGTTGACGGCGTTTGGTGTGCAAGAGAAGTGGAAAAAGCACAGGAAATTATTGAAAGTGCGAGTTCCCATGAACTAGAGACAGCAAAAATGGCTGTATTTAGTTCTTTTCTTGAAAAGGTATCTAAGATTTAAGAAATTATAAATAAAACTAGCAAAACGAAAACTCTACAAGGAGAATAAAATGGCTGTAGAAAGCAAAATCAGAGAACTTCTTAGAGGTAAGACTGAAGAGATTACCGAAGAAGTCAATGAACTAGACGAGTCTGCTGCACGTCCTGCAGACAAATCGCAAGGCGATTCTACCCCACCAGTACAAGGTTCATCTGAAGCCAATCCAGAACAAGAAAAACTGGAATCTGACGATGCACTTTCTGCTGATGCAGGTAAAGTTGCTTCCGCTAAAGCATCAAAAGACGGTAGTAAATCTGCCTCATCTTCTAATGCTGGCGACCAAACCTCACCAACTCAGGGTTCATCTGAGACAGCGTCTACTGAAGGACAGGTTAACAAACCTGGAAGTCACGCAGATGTGAAAGCAGAAGACACTGAGTCTGAAGACGAAGTGCTTGAAGAGGACATCACAGACGAAGAAATCGAAGCTGAACTGCCTGAAGGTATGGAAGGTTACGAAGAGGAAGAGTCTTACGAAGAAGTTGAAGAAGTTGAAGGTGAAGAGGATCTTTCTGAAGATACTTTATTTGCTGACGACATGGAAAACTTGTTCGCTGATGAGGAGCATTTGTCAGAAGAATTTAAAGTCAAAGCTGCAAACTTATTTGAAGCAGTTGTTACAGCGAGAGTATCATCTGAAATTGATGAGATCAAAGCTGAACTTGCTGAAGAAGCAGCAGTGGCACAAGAGACATTTATGGAAGAAATGGTTCAAAAAATCGACGGTTATTTGAACTATGTTGCCGAAAACTGGATGAAAGAAAATGAACTTGCTATCGAGCGTGGCTTGAGAAACGAGATCACAGAATCATTCGTTGGCTCTTTAAAACAAGTTTTTGCCGAGCATTACATCGATATTCCTGAAGAGAAATATGATGTACTGGGCGAAATGCAGAGTGAAATCGAATCACTCAAAGAGAAGCTAGACGAATCAACTAATGAAAAAGTTGAATTGTCAGCTGCTAACGTAGACCTTTCTAAAGCAGCAGCAATCAGAGAAGCTACTAGCGACTTGACTGATGTTGAAACTGAAAAGTTTGCTAAACTCGTTGAAGACGTTGAGTTTGATGGCGATTACGCTGAAAAACTTTCTGTGATCAAGGAAAATTATTTCCCATCGCAAAAAGCAGATCAGGAAGAAGATAAGTTAGTTGACGATGAGACTGTCTCAGAAATCAGCGATGGTTCTTCACCAATCAGCATTTACGCTCAAGCGATTTCGAAATCGGTAAAAAGATAATTTTTATAAATAATAACAGTTAATAACTATTTAAACTAAAGCAAGGAGACGAAAGATGTATCTTTCAGAATCACAAATGGAAAAATGGGCTCCTGTATTGGATCACCCAGAACTTCCTGAAATTAAAGACTCACACCGTAAGAATGTTACGGCTGTGGTTCTAGAAAACCAAGAGAAGGCTCTCCGCGAGGAGAAACAAGCTCTTTTTGAGTCAGAGAACGCAACTGGTGCTTCTATCGACAACTATGATCCAGTATTGATCAGCCTTGTCAGACGTGCCCTGCCAAATCTGATGGCATATGATGTAGCTGGTGTTCAGCCAATGACTGGTCCAACAGGACTGATCTTTGCGATGAAATCCCACTTTACATCACAAACTGGTACTGAAGCCCTTTTCAATGAAGCCGACACAGACTTCTCTGGAACAGGTACTCATGCTGGTTCTAACCCAGTGGACGGATCTTACACAACTGGTACAGGTATGACTACCTCTGCTGGTGAAAGTGTAAACCCTGCTGAAATGGCTTTCTCAATCGAGAAAACCACTGTTACTGCTAAGACTAGAGCACTGAAAGCAGAATACACAATCGAATTGGCTCAAGACCTGAAAGCAATTCATGGTCTAGACGCTGAAGGCGAATTGTCAAACATTCTGTCTCAGGAAATCTTAGCTGAAATCAACAGAGAAGTAATCAGAACAATCTACAAGGTTGCTAAAACTGGTTCTGCTTCTACTGCTACTGCAGGAACTTTTGACCTTGACGTTGACTCCAACGGTAGATGGTCTGTTGAGAGATTCAAAGGTCTTCTCTTCAATATTGAAAGAGATGCCAACGTAATCGCTCAAGACACTCGTAGAGGCAAAGGTAACTTCATCATCTGTTCTTCAGATGTAGCAAGTGCCCTCGCAATGGCTGGTGTTTTGGATTATGCTCCAGCATTATCCACTGACTTGAATGTTGATGACACAGGTAACACATTCGCTGGTGTATTGAATGGTAGATATAGAGTATATGTTGACCCATACAGTGCAAACACTGGTGCTGCATCGCAATTCTACGTTGTAGGTTATAAAGGTACTAGCCCATATGACGCTGGTATTTTCTACTGCCCATACGTTCCATTGCAGCAAGTTAGAGCAATCGATCCTACTGACTTCCAACCAAAAATTGGTTTCAAGACTAGGTATGGTATGATCGCTAACCCATATGTAACTCAATCAGACGGAACTACAGACGCAGACACATTTACTGCTGACCGTAACCAATACTACAGAAGTGTTAAAGTTACAAATCTTATGTAAATAAGAAGAGTTGATATAATCAACCACCTTAAAAGGGGATCTTCGGATCCCCTTTTTTTTGCTTATAAATAGTGGTATGGCATATAATCCTATTACAAATGTTACAGAATCAGACTTCAGTCAGAATAATCCTGCTGAACTCGACTTCTTAAGACCAAATGGTTTTCGATTCCAGATCGCGAACATACCTCAAGCATCATACTTTTGTCAAGCTGCAAACTTACCACAGATATCTCTTGGATCTCCAGAGATGCAGACACCACTTGCAACTCTCCCATATCCTGGAGACAAAATTCAGTTTGGTGAACTTCTGATCAGATTCCTCGTTCAAGAGGATATGTCGAACTACAAAGAGTTACACAGATGGTTGATCGGTCTTGGCTTCCCTGATAAGAACCAACAGTTTACTGACTTCATAGAGTCACAATCGTATAGGACTGCCACGGCACAGAAGAGCAAGAAAGAAGCAATCGCGCAAGTGAGTGATGCTGACTTATTTGTTCTTGATTCAAACAATAACCCTACAATTAAGATAACATTTTTCGATGCATTCCCAGTAAGTCTGGAAGGTCTCGACTTTGATATTACACAGGGAGCAGGAGACTACTTCACTGGAATAGCTGGATTTAGATACAGAACATTCCAAATTGAAAACTTGACATAAACCCCAAAAAAGGGTACAATATATTATGATTACTTTAAAAGAATTACAAGACACATGGGCAGTAGACTGCAAAATTAACGAGTTGGAACTCGGTAAAGAGACAATCAAGACTGCTGAACTTCATTCCAAATATCTCAATCATCTCTCTAATTTTAAGTTACAACTGAGAAAATCCGAAGCTGCATTCTTTAAATTGAGAAGAGTCAAAGAACAATACTGGCGTGGTGAACTTACTCGAGAAGAACTAGATTCTCTTGGATGGGATCAATGGCTCGGTAACAAACCTCTCAAAAACGATATGCAACATATGATAGAATCAGACGACGATCTGCAGGAACAGATGAACAAAGTCGAATACATTCGTACAGTTTGTGATTTTCTAGAGCGTGTCATGAGAGCATTAAATAGCAGAACATGGGATATCAAGAACGGTATCGAGTGGACGAAGTTTACAAACGGACTTATGTAAATGGCTGACATCCTAGGATATTCATCTGAATCGAGTTGGGTGTGGGAATCTCTCATCGGAGTACTCCCAGAAGAAGGTAATCTTTTGGAAGTAGGGACTTATTGTGGATTATCGGCAAGCATTTGGGCGAAGAAATTTCCCAAGTATATGGTGCATACAGTAGACGTTGCGCTTGGAGTCCCATCTACAGATTCCAAAGGCGACCCCACGTGGATTTCTAGGGAAGAACAACTCAATTCAATTCATCAAGTAGTTAAAAATAACGAGAACTTGAGTTTCAGCGAGGGTAATTTTTTCAAAATACAAATTCCAGAACCTTTCGATAATCCTGATGTTTTCTTTTATGACGCGGATCACAATCCTGGAAAAACGATAGAGGCATTAAATAAATTAAAACAATGTCCCAACATAGTAGTTGACGATTGTCAATTTGATTGGGTTAAAGAAGAGGTTCTGTTATTCGTGGAAGAAAATTCCAGAAATTTAAAGTTGTTTAAAACAGAACATTTTGAGGTTGCCGTGATACAATGACAGATATTATTGTAACATATAAAAACGCTGTGAACATGCATGTTGAATGTGACACAGGTATTCTCCAAGAACTGAATGACTTTTTCACGTTTGATGTTCCTGGAGCCAGATTTATGCCTGCATATAAATCGCGTATGTGGGATGGTAAAGCAAGGCTGTTCAATATGTTCAATAAAGAATTACCTGTTGGACTGATCAAGTATCTCCTCGACTTCGCTAAACAGCTGGAGTACACCGTAGACAATCAACTTATATCAAAGGGAGATATTGTATCGACTGAATATGTTGAGAAGTATGCAAAGGAATTAAACCTACACAGTAACGACCAACCTATTCAGATGAGAGATTATCAGGTTCAAGCAGTGAGAAAAGGTATTCAGGGTGCAAGGTCTTTATTGCTCTCACCAACTGCTTCAGGTAAATCATTAATCATCTATACTCTGATGAGATACTATCAACAAAGAAAAAAGAAACAATTAATTATCGTACCCACAACATCGTTAGTCGAGCAAATGTACGGTGACTTCCAAGACTACGCCAGTGCCGTAGATTGGCAAGTGAGTGAAAACTGTCATAGGATATATGGCGGTAAAGAAAAATCAAACGAGTTTCCAGTAACTATCTCAACATGGCAATCAATATACAAGTTTCCGAAGAAATGGTTTGAAAAGTTTGACGTTGTGTATGGTGATGAAGCACATTTGTTCAAAGCAAAATCTCTCACTACAATTATGAACAAGTGTGAAAATGCACACTGGAGATTTGGCACAACAGGTACATTGGACGGAACAAAAACTCATCGCCTAGTTTTGGAAGGTTGTTTTGGTAATGTGACAAAGGTTATTACAACCAAAGAACTTATGGAAGATGGTAAGGTCGCCAATTTAGATATTACTTGTCTGGTCTTGAAACACAAAGACGAGGAATGTAAGGCGATGAAAGGAATGAAGTATCAAGAAGAAGTTGACTGGATTGTTCGTGATCAGTGGCGAAATAACTTCATTAGCAATCTCGTGCTAGACCAAAAGGGAAATAGTTTGGTACTCTTTCAATTTGTAGAAAAACACGGAAGCGTATTATATGACGAAATAAAGAAAAGGGCAGAAAAAGGTCGTCCAGTATTCTTCGTTTATGGTGGAACTGAGACTGATCAAAGAGAACAAATAAGAGCATTGACAGAGAAAAGCGACAACGCAATCATCGTCGCATCGTATGGAACCTTCTCAACTGGTATAAATATAAGGAATCTTCATAATGTGGTGTTCTCCTCGCCATCGAAGAGTAGGATTAGAAACCTACAATCTATCGGTAGAGGATTGAGACTCGGAGATAATAAGGTCGCGTGTAAATTATTTGACATCGGCGACGATCTATCTTGGAAATCAAAAAAGAATTACACCCTTGAACATTTGGTAGAAAGGGTTAAATTATATAATGAAGAAGGATTCAATTACAAACTCGTCAAGGTTGACAAATGAAATTTGATAAAATAAAAGTAGTAAGATTTTTAGATGGCTCTCAAATAGTTGCCACTCTTGAGAATGATTACGATCTAAATAATAAATTTATCAATATAATGTACCCAATTGAAATATGGTCTGGTGGCGTGAATGAGTTTCAAGATCATCTTTCTGAGCATTACATGTTAAAAGCATGGATGGGTCTGAGCGATGATGTGGCGTTTACTATCAACACTGATGCAATTACTGTTGTGTCTGATTTGATAGACACCCATCATGAAGGATATCAGCAGTGTGTGCAAAGATTGTTTATTGATAAAGAGGGATTGATGAAACCTCCGACTCCGAGAAGGAGAGATCCCCTCGACGCGATGGCTGATGCCCTATCGCCTGATGATTTGCTCGAGTATCTCGATGCAAAAGAAAAGAACAGGATAAATTAATATCTCGTTCAAACAGCGACACGCTGATTATACGCATAATTTTGTGATTAGTCAAGCATAATTACAAAGTTTTTTAAAATAAATTTGTGCTTGACATTTACAACTTGTTAATATAGAATGGTAATATTATGGCAAAAAGAAGAGATCCAAACAGTCGACACTATGTTGACAATAAAGAATTCCTAGCTGCGATAACGGAATATCGCGAGAAGGTTCTAGCTGCAAAGAAAGCAGGGGAGGACAAACCTCGTGTGACTGAGTATCTCGGCGAATGCATGGTAAAAATTGCAAATCACTTAGCATATAAATCCAATTTTGTAAATTATACTTTCAGAGATGAAATGATTCTCGACGGTATCGAAAACTGCATCACATATATTGATAACTTCGATCCAGAGAAATCTAAAAATCCTTTTGCATACTTTACACAGATTACATACTATGCATTTATTAGACGTATCCAGAAAGAGAAAAAGCAGATGGATACGAAGAAAAAATATATCGGAAGTTTAGACATTCAAGAACTTCTAGACTCTAGTGCAGATGGTAATGAGCACAACTCTGAATATCTCGATTATATTCGTAAGGCAGTTGATGAGTCTGCATCCCTAGAAGAAAAATTCACTGATCAGAAATCAAAACTTAAAAAGCGTAGACCGAAATATCTTGATGATAAAGAGGCATTGAAAATGGCTAAAGAAAAAAGTGAAGTCATGAAGACTAAGGTTGAGAGTAAATAATGGACGGTGCACAACTGTTTACAAATCCAAAGCAGTATCAAGTTATGGTTGATATTGAGACACTTAGCACAAGACAAAATGCTGCAATACTCTCGATCGGCGCAACCAAATTCAATATCGAATCTGGAGTAATTGATACTTATTATCAAAACATTGATGCTTCTACCTGTAAAAAGTATGACCGCCATGTAGATAAAGGAACTATCGAATGGTGGGGTAAACAGAACAAACAAGCACTCAAACAATTACTTGTTGATGTAATGCCTTTTGATAAAGCAATACACGAATTCAGAGAATGGTATGGAGATAAATCTATTCCTATCTGGGGAAACAGTGCTGGGTTTGATGTTCAAATCCTAGAGTCTGCTATGTATTCAGTTGGTTATGAAAAACCACCATGGATGTATTGGCACATTCACTGTTTTAAAACTGCGACTAATTTGGTCGGAGTAAGTAATGCAAAGATTAGAGCAAACGAAAATGACACACATCATAATGCTCTAGACGATGCAATCAGTCAGACAAACACATTAGTAACTATTTTAAGATCATGATTAACTCAATAGAAGACGTTAGATTTCACGATAATAATCTTGTGGTATTTGAGAAGGACATGCGAGGAAAAACTGAGCGAAAAAATGTCCTTGACTTTTCACCCAAAGAACTATATGATATAATCTTGCAAGCATATGAACTCGGAGATCGCGATGCGCGAAGAAGAATTACAGATGCCCTTAAAGGTCGCTCGTGAAATAGTCACGAAATATGAGAAGGATTTTAACAACGGAATTATTGCATACGAAGGTCTGAAAAAAGATCTTGACATTGCACGAAAAGTATTGGATAATCATTACCGAGAAGTTTTCAGGAGGATGGATTAATGAATATTTTTTATCTAGATGAGGATTACAAGGTTGCTGCCAAGCAACACCTCGACAAACACGTTGTTAAGATGATTATCGAATATGCTCAGTTGATGTCGACTGCTCATCGTGTTCTTGACGGAACAAAGTGGTATGATAAGACTGCAGCTGGTAGACGTATCGCTAGATGGGAACACCCTAATGGCGAACTTGATCAGATACTTTACAAGGCATCACACATCAACCATCCATCTGGTATCTGGGTGAGAGAATCATTCAGTAACTATATTTGGTTGCATGCTCTGTGGGAAAAGCTATGTGCCGAATATACATATAGGTATGGTAAAATCCATATGACTCAACAAAAATTACAGAATTTTTTGAAAACTCCACCTACAAATATTCCGAGTGGTGGTATGACTAAAATGCCACAAGCTATGCCAGACGAGTTTAAACAGAAAGACTCGATTGAAGCATATCGTCAATATTATCGCGTTGCTAAAGCAAAGATGGCTGTATGGACGAAACGTGACACACCTGAATGGTATTATGTATAGATTTAAAGATAAAGAATTACTTTACATCGCACTCGCTGGAATCGGTGTAGTGTTTGCATATCCTGCGTTATATTGGTTAGCACTAGAATTATGGTGTATAGCGTATGGTTTAATTTACTAACTGGAGATATTATGAATAAAGTGAAGATTGCTCTTGTAGTCTTGTTCTCATTATGGGCAACAAGTGCATATGGAGCAATAGAAGAAGTGGTTGTTACTGGATCCACCAAAGAAATAGGATCCTCTCAACCTGAGTATGATGGCTCTGCAATTGAAGCAGTGCAAATGTTTAATGTATTTCAAGCTGGAGGACTCGGCGGTTTTGCTGCAGTCGCAAGGCATGGTACAGATACAAAACATACAGCAGTCTATAGAAACGGAGTTCCAGTAAACGATCCGAGTGGTGGTTGGTTTGATTTTGGTACAGAGTTACCAACATTCCAAACATATCAGATTATCTCTGGACCAAACAGCGTTATGTTTGGAAGTTCCGCTATGGCTGGAACTGTATTGATGGAAGATACTTTCGACCCAAGATTCTTTTACAAAGGTGGTGAAGATCGTTCATTGATCATCGGTGGTAATGAGTTTTTTCAGTTCTCACATTATAAAGGTTCAAATGGATCTGTTAGAACAGATAACGAAGAAACAGACTGGTTTGAGAACACAACACTTAAAACTAAATATGAAACAGATAACTGGACGACCATAGCAACAGTCCAAGATTATTCATACGACTACGATAACTGCTGGGTTGAATTTACTCCTATCAATAATTGTGTTCAAGATGGTCAAAAAAGAGATCTATCAATTAGAAATAATTGGATGACTATCGGCTATCATGAGAATGACGTTGAGCATAATACTGGTTGGTCTTCAATCAGCAAAAGATATTTTGTAGACTTTAATGAAGAAGTTACAGACGGTCTTGTTTTAGGATTACAAGCACACAAACAATCATATAACGATGAGGATTATCAACACGAAGCAGTGTATGTTAATTATCAAAATGATACTATTGCTCTCGGTACTAGATGGGAAGATGGTAATCTAATTTTCAGAGCAGGATACGAATACGAAAAATTTAAAGTATCTGTCGCTAACAGTATTAGAATGCCAAACTTATATGAAAGATTTGGCGACGACTGGGTATCTGCTAATCCTAACCTCGAGGCAGAAGATAGTAAAGGTATCGAGATGGCTTATGATTGGGTACAAGTCTTTTATTATCACTTTGATGAGAGTATAGACTTTGATATGCAAGCATATAAATACATTAACACAGGTGGCTATATATCTCGAGGAATTAAATTTAATGAGCATCTATTATTTGATAATGGTGCATTACATATGGCTGCTCTGATCAATGATAGCGAACAAATTAGATCTGCCAAATATCAAATCAAAATATCTTGGTTTGGAATGGTAAATGGTTGGGATTATCTAATTGGTTATGTTGGTCAGTTTGATAGAGGAGACGACTTTGATGGTTCTCCTATTGATAATGTTTCTACATTCGACTTTAACATCGGTAAATATATTGGTACAAAAACTAGAATCGGATTTCAAATATCAGATATATTTGATAGAGAATTCGAGATTCTACCCAACTATGGTGCAGGTGGCAGATCCTTTGCCATCAGCTTCGACCGTACTCTCTAAGAAAGACATTCTATGAAAATTGCTCTGATTACAGACACTCATTTCGGTGCACGTTCCGACTCTATTCCCTTTGATAAATTCTTTGAAAAGTTTTACAGAGAGAAATTTTTTCCAGAGTTAGAAAAACGTCAAATTAAAACTATTATCCATCTTGGTGATATATTTGACCGAAGAAAATTTATTAACTTTAATACATACAAAAGTTGTCGTGAATATTTCTTTGACAAAGTCGAGGAACTTGAGATCGATATGCATATGATTCCAGGAAATCACGATACATATTTTAAGAACACCAATGAAGTAAATAGTCCTGAACTTTTGCTTAGAGATTATTCTTGTGTTCACATCTATCCAGAAGTGACCAAGCTATCATTCGATGGTAGAGATATACTGTTTACTCCTTGGATTTGTTCTGACAATTATCAACAGACAATGGAGGCAATCGATGAAACAGATGCAACAGTATGTTTTGGACACTATGAACTTGCTGGTTTCCAAATGTATAAAGGTCATGCAAACGACCATGGGATGGATCCGAAAATATTTGATAAATTCCAGCTTGTCTGTTCTGGTCATTTTCATCACCGTTCTAGCAACGGCAACATTACTTATCTTGGCAACCCTTATGAAATTACTTGGAGTGATTATGACGACCCTAGAGGATTTCACATCTATGATACGAGAACGAATGAATTGGAATTCATCCAAAACCCATTTAACGTATTTCACAAATTCTATTACAACGACGCAGATAATTCTTCTGGAACAGATATCGATGCTATTGATTATTCTAGCATTGCAAATGGATCTGTTAAGGTAGTTGTAGTACAAAAATCTGATTTCGGAAGGTTTGATGCCTTTATAGATAAACTCGAGTCTTGTGATTTAATTGAGTTAAAAATTATCGAGGACTTTTCTGAGTTTGAAGATGATGCGATCGATACTGATAATCTGAATCTTGAAGACACGATAACTTTACTTGATGAATACATTGATAATATCAACACTGACTTAGACCGAAAAAGACTTAAAGATGTTGTCAAAGGTCTATATGTAGAAGCCAAAAATTTATGGTATACTTTGAAAAACTGCGGTGGAAAAACTTTCTCTCCACTGGTAATGCCTTCTCTGAGGTCGAGTTTACAAGATCTCCATCTACTCTTATTGTGGGTGATAATGGTGCAGGAAAGTCAACATTCCTAGATGCACTTTGTTTTGCATTATTCAATAAACCTTTTAGAAACATAAACAAATCACAACTGCTCAACTCTATCAATCAGAAAGGATTGTTGGTTGAGGTTGAATTTCGTATTGGTAAAAATGAATACAAGGTAAGACGAGGAGTCAAACCAAATATATTTGAAGTATATCGTAACGATGAAATGATTGATCAGGATGCTGCTCTAAGAGATACACAAAAGC